GAGCGCCCAGCGGCGCTTTTCGCAGTAGGCATAGACCATGCTGGTGTTGTAGCCGGAGTCGATGGCGACGCATTCCGGCGCCCAACTGGCGAGTTCTTCGTCAAGCTGCGCCCAGACTTCCAGCTTGGTGGTGTCGCCGGGGACGATGATGTGATCCATGAGCCAGGCTTCTTCGCCGAGATCCCAATCAACGATGGAGACTTCGAGGCGGTCTTTCTGGACGTCGACGCCGCCGGTGCGGGCGAGGCTCTTTGGCTTTTCTTCGAATTCTTCGAGGCGCGAGAGCAAGCTGACCGGGTCGGCCTGGTCGCCCTGCTCTTCCCAGCATTCGCCGAGGTGGGTATTGACGAAGGTGCGCAGGGTGCCGGGGGATTTGACGGCGGCTTTCCAGTCCTCCGCCAGATCGCGCCAGCTTGGCCCCAGGCCAATCGGCGCATAGAGGGCGCTGATGTGGTAGCCGCGCACGCTGCGCTCGGGGTGGGTGGCTATCCAGCGACCGCCGGCGAGCATGGCGGGCTTGTGGTGCTCGTAGATTTCGCCGTGGCAATGGGCGCAAACGTACCAGGCGGCGAGGCCGGCTTCGTTGGCGCGCCATTTGATGCCGTGCTCGGTTTCCGGACCGCCCCATTCCAGCGGCTGGAAGGTTTGGCAATGCGGGCAGGCGACGTGGTAGCGGCGCTGGTCGGATTCGGCATAGCCGCGCTCGATCATGCTTTCGCCGGCCACCGTCGGCGTGCTGATGAACAGGCGCTTGGCGCGGGCGAAGGCTTTGGTTCGCCCCTTGGCCAGCGCCACCGGGTCGCCTTCTTCGCCGACTTCGCCGGGGAAGCGGTCGAGGTCATCCATGATCAGATAGCGCACCGAGCTTTGCGCGTAGCTGTTTGGCGAGTTGCCGCCGGCCAGAAAGAGGACGCCGCCGGGGAAATCGATCATGTCCTTGGAGTTGGCCGCGTCGCGCGAGCGCTGGCCGCCGAGAAGGTCGCGGATTACCGGCGTGTCCTGCAGCAGCGGGTTGAGCTTCTGCGCCTTCCACTTGTCGCGCGAGTCGAGCGTCGGCATGAGCACCATGACCGGCGCCGGGGCGTGATCCATGCAGTAGCCGAGGAAATTGACCGTCGCCTCGGTAACGCCGACCTGTGAGGATTTCATGACCCAGATGTCGGTGACGCGGCTGGATGCGCTCATGGCATCCATGATTTCGCGCAGGATGGGATTGCGCGCCGTGCGCCAGCGGCCCCGCTCGCCGGCTTGCTTGCCGGAGAGTTCGCGGTTGGTGTCGGCCCATTGCGAGACGGTCAGGGCGCGGCGGGGCGCAATGGCCGAGGCGGCGACGGTCAGGCAGTGGGAGAGGCCGAGGGGGAGTGGGCGCATTATTTGCGGCGACAGATTTGAGCGAACGCGCCGAGCATCATGCCGTTATCTAGAAAATTCCACGCACCCGCCGGAATGCAGGGAGGTGCATCGAGGCAACCAATGATGATTTCTTCGTCTGCATTGAATGTGCCTAGAATATTTCCATCTGCCTCACAGCCCCAAAGCAGGCCATCGGGATCATGCGCCCCGGTCATGCAAAGAAAGGCGTAATCAACGACTTCGAAATCATCGCCGCCATAAAAGCGATCGGCCATGGTCAACCCTCCTTAGAAAGTGCGGCCTGTTGCCGCTGAATTGCCGCCCCGATGTCGGCCAGCACGTTGCGGCAGGCGTCGGTCAGGGTGGCGTGGATTTCGTTCATGTCGGTGGTGGCGACGACAAGCGGCGCGGTCTGGTCTGGGAAAACTTCCATCGCGGCCCGCACGGCTGCGCCGAGGAACTTCATGGCGGCGTCGACGTCGTCACGGTGAATCATGTTTCCGGCCATTTGCGCCGCTTTCATTTCTTCCTGATCGGCCTGGGCGGATTCCTTGCGAGTCTTGGCATCGACGAGGCGCTCATCGTCCCGGCTTTCAGAATCGCGTTTTGAGGCGTTTTTTCCGGTTGACCGTGGGAACGTGTTGTCCTCGCCTTCGTTTTTCGTGCTGCGCCGCGCGGCGGCATGGCGGCGGGCTACGTCGAAGCGGGCACCGCCGGTTGATTCGAGCATAGCCAGCGTTTCGGCGACCTTGACGCGAGCCCGGCGCCCTTCCCCGTCGAGCACGACGCGGCCGGCAGCGATCAGCGCCGTGATGTAGGACGGGGCGAGGCCGAGGTAGTCGGCGAATTCTTTTTTGCCGAGGGTGGTGGCTTGCTCTTCCATTCTCTTTTTTCCTTTAAGCAGGTGAATGAAAGGAGTGGGCGCGCATGATTTGCGCAGCAGCGCACACCGCACACCAGAGCGCACACCGGGGCGCACGGGCAAGACCCGCACCAGTACGGGCAACGCACGGGCGCACGCCCTTATTCGTGTACGTGTGAGTGACACACGCATGTAAAGGGCGAGCGCAGGTATTTGTACGTGCACACGCATACGCACGGGAAAGCCCGTGCGCCCGTGCGCTTGCCCTATTGGCAAGGCTTTCGCCCGTGCGCTGCGGTGTGCGCTCTGGTGTGCGGTGTGCGCTCATTGTTGGTTGGGCAGGCTGTTTGTGAAGGCGAAAAAACAGTCGGTGAGCCATTCGGTCTGGTTCTGGGTGTCTGTTTTGCGGTAGTCGGCGCCGTGTTTGGCGCCTTGCGTCAGGGTTTCGAGGCTGGGAATGACGAAGCGCTGGCGCAGTTTTTTGCGGTCGGGGCCTTCGAGCAGTGAGTCGTAGCGGTCCTTGTGGCCTTTTTCCCAGCCTGGCAGCTTGGCGATTTCGCCGATGAACTGGTTTGCTTCGCGCGGGTTGCGCACGCCGTCTTCGCGGCACCAGCGGGTATAGGCGACGTAGAGGTCGCTACTGCCGCATGGGCAGACCGGGTGTGATGTGTCGCCACCGAGCCAGGCTTTGATGAAGCGCTGGACGTTGCCGGCGCCGACGTCAATGAGGTCGCGCTTGGCTTTGGTTTCGGGCGGCTTGGTGTGTTCGTCGAAGTCGCCCAGATCGATGTCGAGAAGGTATTGATGCAGGGCGGCGATGCCGCCGGCGTTGATTTCGTCGCGCACGTCCTGGTAGAAGCCGGCCGATAGCTTGGCCGGGGTCCAAATGACGAAGTGCCGGCGGTCGTCTTGTTCGATTGGCAGCGGCTGGGTTTCGTTGCTCAGATAGACGACGTTGCAGTGGTTGCGCTCGTCATGCGCCGCGACGTTCTTCGGATTGATGCGTATCCATTCGCCGGTGACGAAGGATTTGAGCTTGTTCTTGACGTGGTACAGCTCTTGCCGGGCGACAACTTCGTCGGCGATCAGGAATAGCTTGCGGCTGGCCCAGTCGTTGAACTTGTCTTCGATTTCGGCCTGGCCGACGATGCGGCCGTATTCGCCGTAAATCGCCATGATGGCTTCGAAGAACAGATTTTTCCCGGTGCCTTGCGGGCCATGGAATATCAGGGCGGTGCGCATCTTGGCGCCGGGGTTCTGAATGGGATAGGCCAGCCAGCGGATGGCCCATGTGAAGAGGTCGGCGCTGTTCTGTTCAGCGCTGCACAGGTAGCGCAGGAGGTCGAGCAGGACTTCGCACTTGCCGGATTTCGGCTCGGTCGGCCAGCCGCCCCAGAGGTTGCAGCGGATGGCTTTGTCAGTGCAGGCCGGGTCGAAGCCGACTTCGGATAGGCGGACGACCTTTCGGTCTTGCCGCAGCTTCCATTCACGCCAGCCGTGGTCTGGGATGATGTCAAGAACGTCCGTTTTCGGCACGAGCAGATGTTCCTGCTGATCGAAGAGCGTTCCCTTTCCGCCGTAGATCAGGGCGAAGCGGTCGCACGCCTCGTCCACTGAGAGCAGCGAGGACAGGATGGTCTTGCTGGGCAGTTCCCCCTGCCCCCCGGTGGTGAGTTCCCGCGCGCGCGGGATCTTCCAGCCAAGCGATTCCAGGTGGGCGGTGATCTGGTTGGCGACAACGTGCGGGCCTTCGAGGTTGGCGAGGTCGTTGTAGTCGGTCGGCCCCTTCTTTGTGGTGCTGCGTTCTTCACTGAATTTCGGTGAACACCACGCCGCGCCATGGGCCGTTGCGGCCAGCCGGGCGGCTTCGCAGCCGGGGTTGCCCGGTGTCAGGTAGTCGTCATCGGCACATATTAGGATTTTGCTGGTTCTGTACTTTTGCGCGAGGTCCGCAACGACGGGCATCAGCGATCCGGCGTCGAAGGCGACAGCGACCGGTAGGCCGGTTGATTCGTGCAGGGTGGCAGCGGTAGCGTAGCCTTCGGCGACGAGCACCAGGCCGCGCGGGATGCCGCCGATCAGGTGGTAGGCGCCGACCTTGTCCATGCCGGCTGGCCAGTATTGCTTTTCGAGCTTGTTGCCGCGATCTTTGCCGCGAATGATCTGCAGGCCGACGACGCGGCCGTAGCGCAGCATGGGTACGGCGACGGTGCCGTTGCCGGATGGCGAGAAGCGCAGGCCGTGGGCCTTGACGCCTTTGCGCTTGAGGTAGTCGGATTCGCCGGTCGGCACGTATTTGCGCCAGCAGCGGTCGGCTTCGTCGGCAGCTTTCTTGGCCTCGGCGGCGCGCAGCGCCTTGGCTTTCTTGGCCTGGTCGGCCAGCCGCACGCGCATGGCGTCCTTCTCGGCCTGGCTCAGTGATGGCCGTCCGTCGCGCTTGAGCTTGAGGTTCTGTTTTCCGTTGTCGTTGGCGTGGTAAATGCCGTAGCTGCCGATCAGGTAGTCTTCAAGCCGGCCATCGGCATCAGGCAACTGCACGACGCTGATCCAATACCAGCCGCGCTTCTCGGTGCTGTCTTCGGTTTCGCAGCGAACGGGCGAGGTGGAGCCGACAACCAACTGGCCAACCGTAACGCCGCCGCGCGATGTCTTGACGGTATCAACCTTGAGCCCGCCGGCGAGCAGCTGATCGAGGACGTCGTCGTAGTTTAGGTAGCTCATCGGGCCGTCCTCAGTGCATCAGCGAGAGCACGATCGAACTGCGCTTGCCATTCACGGGCGACAATGGCCTTGGCCTTTGCGTGAAAATCAAAGCGCGGTCGATAGGTGGCGGCGACTTGCGGGAAGATGATGAGCGGGATGAGCGCGCCGTTGGCGATCTTGTATATTCCGCGCAGCCATTTCCGGCCGGCAACGTCAGGCGGGTCTCCGTAGAACAGGTCGAGCTTGCCGCTGACCTTGACTTTGCGGCTGGTCGCCTTCTTCAGCCCCTGCTCTTTGCGGGCCACGGCGACAAGCTGGGCGATGATGCCGCGCGGGATGTTGCCGTATTGGTTGAGCTGGATGGCGGCCGGGATCTTGAGCCCGGCCCTGCCCGGCTGGCGTGTTCCGCCGGCGATCTGCAGTTCCATGTACTTGGCCTGGGCGGCCATGAATCCGACGGTGGCTTCGAGCTTGGCCTTGTTGGCGTAGCGCAGGACGCGGACGCCGCGCTTGGTGAATGGCGTCGGCTTGTCCAGGGCGCGCCCAAGCTCTTCCGGCATGGCGTCAGCTACCGCCTTAGCCGTTGAATTGAGCGCCTTACTGGCCGCGAATGCGACCTGCTTGCCCATGCCGGCCAGGTGCGCCTTGACGGCTTCGATACCTTGCACGTTGACGGATATTTTCATCCCCCTGCCCGCTCCCGTTTCTGCATATCCGCCAGGCAATCGGCCCAACCGTCGCAGCCCTTGCCGTAGTTGGTCTCGGTCATGTAATTGCAGCCCGGACAAATTGCCGCCTCGTAGTCGCGCGGCGCCTCGGCGACCCGTAGCGCGATCGCCAGAGCGCGGGCCCTGTCTTTTTCTTCTGCCTCGGTGGCGATGTCGTATATGTCGGTCACTTCTTCCCCTTCGCAGCAAAGGACGGCGCCATGTCCAGACCATTCACCGCGCGGCCCGCAAACTCAACCGGCCGGCTGCCGATCTCGATGCCGTTCTCTTTCGCGTAGAACTCACCGGACCCGGAAATTCCACCCCTTACGGCAGCATTGACCATGTCGGCCTCACCCGCTTCCCGCCAGCTATCAATGATCGCGGCGGTGAATGGCATATCGGCGCGCAGGCTATTCGATTTCACTATGCTGAAACTCCACACCCTAGCCAAATCACGCGGTGCGAATTACC